CTGTGGGATCTACAATAGTAAGTGTAGTTTCGTGGTCATCTGCAGTAGCACCCTCAAATACCACAGCATTCTGTGCGTTCATAGTAACAGTATCTACAACTGTGGTAGTTCCTCCTACAGTCAAGTTACCTGTAATAGTAAAGTTACGAATGCCTGTGTAGTCTTTATTAGAGTCTAACACTACAGCCTTAGATGCAATAGCAGTACCAACTGCAGTGCTTCCTAAGTCTAGTGCATTAAGTTCGCCTACAACTGCTGTGATACCGTCTAGTGTATTAAGTTCTGCTGCAGTAGCTGTTACACCATCTAGTATGTTCAACTCTGCTGCTGTTGCGGTAACGCCATCAAGAATGTTTAGTTCTGCAGTAGTAGCAGTAACACCATCCATTACATTGAGTTCAGCAGTAGTTGCAGTCACACCGTCCAAGATGTTTAGTTCTGCTGCTGAAGCAGTTACTACTGTACCACCAAGAGCAAGTCCATTTGTACCATCGTGAGATGCTACATTAAAGTTAAAAGAACCATCAGCAAATGTAGTGTTACCTGTGATAGTAATAGCACTACCATCTGCACTAATACTGTCTAATGCTATGTCTCCTACATTAGTAATGTTTGCATCGCCAAAAGATGTAGCAGCTAACGTAGTTGCACCTGATACTGCAAGAGTACCGCCAATAGAAGTGTTGCCACTTGTATCTGCAACGGTAAACTTATTTGAGTCCATAGCAAGACCGCCATTTAGTGTCGTAGCTCCTGTTACTACAAGAGTACCTGCCACTGTAGCATTTGCATCTACAGCAAGCGTATCTATGTTTGCTTGTCCATCTATATATAAGTCACGCCACTCAGAACCTGTAGCACCCAGGTCATGCGTATCATCTGCAGAAGGTAAAAGAGCAGAAGCAATATCAGCAGTTACTGTAACTGTATCTGAAGCTGCGTTACCAAGTGTAGTGTTTCCATTTACAGATAAGTTACCTGTTACTGTAGCATTCTCATCTACTTGAAGTGTGTCTACTGTAGCTGTACCATCTAGATATAAGTCCTTAAACTCTACAGAACTTGTACCTAAATCTATATCGTTATCTGTAACAGGTACAACAACACCATCTTGAAACCGTATTTGCTCTACTGCTGAAGAAGAAACCTCAACAAATACACCATGCCTGTTGTTACTAGTATCTACTACAACTTTATTTAAAGCATCCGTGTCAGCTATAAGAGGCACATACGCTCCCTCAGTAGAACTGCCATCATGTTTATGCCCACCCGATAAAGCAAAAGCATCTCGTATAGCGTTATACTCTGCGTTTACTGGTGCAGCTTTAATAACCTCATTAGGTTGTATTGTTGATGCTGACTGTCTTGCATAACCTGCCATGTTATAACCTATCTCCTACCCCAAATGTAATTACTAAGCCTTGTATACTGTGTGACGGTTTTGTGTCATTTGTAACATATCTTACTGAAATTGATTTCCCTGACCCTGAAACATTTGTTCTTCTTATAGGTGCAGGACTACCATCATATATAGCGCCACTAGTAGCATCATCAGCAGCATACGCAGCTTCGTTGTAATAAGCAGCAGCATTCGTATTACTTAGTGTAAAGTCATTGGGGTTTAAAACATTTACATCTTCATAATCATATACTGCTGACATTAGTATTTCATTATCACCTTCAGAACGTAGATAAGTTGCTATTGTATAAAATATCTTACGTTGTTCTGGGTCTTGCATATACAGGTAAGGAGTTTGGAAAGCACTAAATATATCTTCACCTGCAAAGCTATTACCTTTTTCTTGCCTATGAACTTTACCTTCGTTGTCACCATGAATAACAAATTCGTTCTGGCCTATATACCCACTATCAGCACAAGTTGCTCTTATTCCTAGTAACTGCCCATACTCAAACTGTAATCCATTAGGTGTTTGTCTAAAACCTCCTATAACACCTTGAGTATCTGCAGCAGCAAAGAAATACCTAAATTGAGTTTTTCCTCTAAGAACAACAGCGTTTAATCCATCCAAGTCAATATCAAAAACAACATCTGTAAACACTGACTGAATGTCTTTTGATACAGTTTCTAAGTTTACATCACCTATTTTGTCTGTACCAGAAACAGGACGTAAACCGTCTTGTGATAGAAATAATAAATCTCCACCTATTTCAATAACACTGTCTGTAGCTAAACACCCTAGATTATCAGTAACAGACTCTAATACGAAATTAGAAATATTATTACCAACAAGCTTACGAATGTTGTTACTGCCAAAAATAAACAAAGCATCACGAAACGTCTTTATAGCTACTATAGGAAAGCCTACATTTATTACACCAGATCCGTTAACTGCAGAATAGTCTAACTCATCATAGGGAGCACTAAAAAATATATTTGTGTCTTGGGCAGGATCACCTGCTAAAAACATGTGGTTTTGAAATACAGCAGAAAATTTAGGGTCTGTAGGAGCGTTACTATCAGTAATTTGTTTATACGTAGTACCATCATATGTTGCTGCAGGGTTAATACCATCTGTCAACATTATTTTTGCACTACCAAAATTATACTTTGTAAACCTTACCTTGCTCACACCTGACATGGTAGGATTACTAGTTCTAAATAATCCTGTTCCTGACCCTACCTCAATAGCTGCTGCTGTACCTGCACTTACAGCTATCTGAGTAATTGTATTAAAAAACTTTGTACTACTTACTGTGCTATTGTTAGGACCAGCCACTACTTCTGTTTGCGCTGCTCCTGCAGAGTCTGTACCTGTAATTGTAAAGTTTTTACCTGACTCATTACCTGTACCAAAAAATGTAACTTTTCTAGGTTGCTCTGATGCAGCAGTAGTAAAATTTACTGATCCTGAAGATGCTAATGCACCATTTATTGTTAAGTTACCAGAACCACTAGGCGTTTGAGAAGCACATACACCATCTCTATCATCAGCAATAACATCACAAGTTATTTCACCCCACGATGTAGAACTGTTAACATACTTGTGTAGATAATTGCTACCACTAGAAGGTGTTCTACAAGCTAGTATACCATCGTTAATACCGTTTGCTACACATACACCAAGCACTGAAGTGTTAGCTTGTCCTGTTACTGTCCCATAGTCATTGCTAAATCCGTTTATCTTACGATAACCACCAGTAACAGATGGCTCATAGTTTGTAAGTTTTACAGCAGAGCCAGGTTGAGTTTCACCTTGAGATAGCACATCCCTACTGGTGTTTAGTCCACCCTGACAAAAAACTTTAAAGGAAGCTAGATTGTCAGCCATTACATATTACCACTAAATGCACTTGTCCCTGAACGTTCTATTACTGTGGAGCGAACTACTAATATATCATCTACTAAAACTCTACGCATTGCTTTTATACCATCTTCAAAGTTGTTTTGATGCATTGCAGCACTTTGTTCATTGCTACGAAATCTCATCATAAACATCATAGCACCGTCTATAACTACATGTTTAAAACGCTCAGGTATAATTACTGTATCATTATAATTTGTTAATTCTGTGGGGAAACTCCAGTAGACGTACTCTATCTGGTAGGCTGCATCTGGTACAGGTGTAACACCAAACTTCTCTTCTAGTGTTTGATATACGTAAATGGGTGCGCCATCCCCATTAGTTAAATCACCTGTATCATCTATACTACGATGGTTTTGTATATAGTCATCATAAGAAATAGGTCTAAGCCTCATGGGAGTGTTACCTTTTGAGGTAAGCTTTTTAAGATAAAACGTATCCCAATCTGTGCTAGAGTAATCATTAGGAAAACTATACTGTTTAGTACCTGCAGTAAGAGTCTGTGTTTGAGTTGTTTTTAAGAAAGGCCACTCCTGACCATCTTGTACAATAAGACGTATACTATTATTAATGGCATCTTTAGCTAAAGCTTGAACATTACGTACTGAGTCAAAACCTTCACCATTAGCGTCTAAGGTAACTTCATTTAACCTGCGTAATAATTCATTAACTAATGTAACATATGTAGCCATTTTAGTATCCCTTAGATGTACTTAAAGGGGCAAGTTTCCCTGCCCCCCTAGTTTTGCGCTTATGCAAGCAAGTCACGATCTACTTCGTCAGGAGCAGCATCGCCTTGATCACTAACATCCATCATTACAGCGTAAACACGTAGTTTACCTGCTGAGAATGTTGCACCATCACCTGCAAAAGTCAGGTCTAGTGTGTCTGCTGAAGCAAGCGTAACGTCTGCAGCAGGTGTAGCTGAAGGAGCATATGCCCCATCTGATGCACCATCAATATCAAACGCTGCAACAAATTCGTCAGCATCTGCTGCACCCAATGTTACTGTTGCGTTTGTACCAGTGTTCATAGTTGCAGATTCTACAACACAAACACCTGCATGAAGTACCCTTGTATTAGCAGGTATTGTGAGACATTGAACTACGTCAGCAGATGAACAGTCAATAGCCTGTGCAGTAAGATCAATAGTTTTCTGTACCATGTAAGGCGAACGCCCTCTTTGGGAATTACCGTGTGCAGGTAAAAGCAAAGATGTTATAGTAGCCATAAGTTATACCCTCCCTTACGCTGCGTTGTATTTAGCAGTTACGATAGCTTCTGGACGAAGTATCTTCCTGCCATAAAGGTGCATACCACGAACGATGTCACTAAATGAATCTGGATCACGGTAAGTCTCAACTTTGTTGATTTGCTCTGCAGTTGCTACTGCTGAGTCGTGACCTGCCACGATAACACCGTAGTTAGTATTTTGATTTGCTGATCCAGTTGTACCAGCACCTGTTCCTACCGCTGGTAGGTTTGATGATGTGTACATACGGAAGCCATGAATGTTATTCAAGACTAAACCGTTTTGCAGCCCTGCTCCACCGAAGTCAGCATTCATCATGCGTGAATCTTCATCTTTGAGTAGTTCTACAAACACAGGGTCAACAACAAGCCATCTGCCTCTTGTATCAACTTGCTGTTGATCTAAAAGNCGTCCCATACGAGCAATAACTTGTAAGGGAGTTGCTGTTGCAGTATCAGCAGCAGTTGCACCGCCTAAACGTGGCTTCAATGGAATTGAGTGATCACCAGCAGATGATGTCGTAATGTTTCCAAAGTCACCCTTCTTAAGCTTCATAGAAGAAAGAAGTTCGTCTGTACCTGCAGTTGAAACAGCTACTGTACCGTTTACTTGGTCATTAACTGTTCCTGCATTTGCGTGTAGTGAAGACTGTTTGTAACCTGCCAAATAGCCAAGACATTCTTGGTCCATTTGATCAGCTAGTCTGTATGCTGCACGAT